TGGCTCTGGGCTTTTGGTCAAGGATACGATATTATCCCTAAAGGGCTTAACCCTCCCCCGGATCTTGACGTTGAACAACTCATGACGTTGCTGGCTGGCCTTCTTGGGTTTGGTGGTATGCGGTCATTTGAGAAGCATAAGGGTGTTGCGAGTAAGTAATGACGCTCAAAAAGTTCCAACCTCGTCCCGGTGTAAACAAGGAAAATACCCGCTACGCCAACGAGAACGGTTGGTACGACAGCGAGAAGGTACGGTTTCGCCAAGGCACGCCCGAAAAAATAGGCGGGTGGCAGCGCATTTCTGCTTCTACCTTTCTAGGTATATGCCGGTCCTTGTGGAATTGGGTGACGCTTGGCGCACAGAATTTGATCGGGCTGGGGACCAACCTCAAGTTCTACATTTCTAACGGGGGTGCGTATTACGACGTTACTCCCATCCGTGCAACTACTACTCTTGGCACAGACCCCTTTTCAGCCAACGGCACTACAACTGTCACGGTCACCGCCGCATCCCACGGAGCCAATACTGGGGATTATGTAACATTTAGTGGGGCAACGGGTACTTACGACTCAACCCTGAATGCTGAATATAGCATCACATACAAAGACGCTAATTCATACTACATCACGACTGCAACTGCGCTGACCGCTGGGTCTTATGGTGGCGCTGCCGTATCGGCTGCATATCAGATTAACGTCGGCCCCGCAGTTCAAGTACCGATCACAGGCTGGGGGTCCGGTACGTGGAGTTCCGGTACATGGGGATCTAGCGCCAAAACGGTTTTACCGTTGCGTTTGTGGACCCAAAATAATTTTGGTCAAGATTTAATTTTTGGGTATCGTAATGGCCCAATGTACTATTGGAACGCAACAAACGGGACCAGCACAAGGGGGGTTTTGTTAAATTCTTTGGGTGGAACGGTTACTTTTACTAGTGCTTCCCCCACCGTTGTTACGCTGACCACAACATTCCCCGCCGGAACCCCAGTGCAGTTCGCTGCAACTGGATCATTACCAACTGGCGTATCTGCCGCAACCACGTACTATTTATCTAACGTATCCGGGCTGACTGCTAACATAACCAACTCATCCGGTACACTAATCAATACTTCTTCTACTGGGTCTGGCGCATACATTTCGCTACTAGTAGACGTGCCTACCGTACAAAACGTCATATTTGTTTCGGATAACCGATTCGTATTTGCATTTGGGTGTAATGACTACGGTTCAGCAACACAGAACCCCATGCTTATTCGGTGGTCGGCGCAAGAAGACCCCTATACTTGGACCCCAACAGCTACTAACCAAGCGGGTAGTTTACAGCTATCTCACGGTTCTGAAATCGTTACCGTAGTTCAGACACGTCAAGAGGTGGTTGTATTTACGGATTCTTCTCTTTACTCATTGCAGTATCTTGGCCCCCCTGCGGTTTGGAGTTCTCAACTGCTTGGCGATAACATTTCTATTGTCGGGCCGAACGCGGCTGTGATTGCCTCTGGTAAAGTTTATTGGATGGGCGTGGATAAGTTCTACGTTTATGATGGTCGGGTCAATACGCTTAACTGTGATCTCCGTAAGTTTATTTACCAAGATATTAACCTAGACCAAAACCAACAGATATTTTGCAATACGAACGAAGGGTTTAATGAAGTTTGGTGGTTTTATTGTTCAATCACTGGACCAAACGGTACAGGCACAGTAACTAACCCTAATACAATTATTGACCGCTACGTTATTTATAACTACATCGAAAGTGATGGTAAAGGCGGTCAAGGAGTTTGGTATTACGGCACCATGCAACGCACCGCATGGCTGGATTCCGGCTTGCGTAAATATCCTGTAGCTGCTACTTACAGCTACAACCTTGTAGACCACGAATATGGGGTAGATAACAACGAGACAGCCACCGCTCTACCTATTGAAGCATACATTTCTTCATCCGAATTTGACATCGACGACGGCGACCGGTTTGGTTTTGTCTGGCGCGTATTACCCGACATAACGTTTGATGGGTCTACAGCAACTTCTCCTTCTGCCGTAATGACCCTGCTGCCCATGCAGAACTCCGGGTCAGGCTATAATAACCCCACATCTGTCGGTGGTAGTGACAACGGAACAGTTACTCGGACTGCTACTGTGCCAATTGAAAAGTTTACTGGACAAGTAAATATTCGGGTGCGTGGGCGGCAGATGGTTATGAAAGTTGCATCTTCTGATTTAGGGGTGCAATGGCAACTTGGGTTTCCAAGATTTGATATTCGTCAAGATGGTAGGAGGTAAAAATGGCTTACCTCGTTACTTCAGAATACGACTTATCGCAGGTCGTTGCTCCTAGCTTACCACTTGCCCCAAACGATTATGACAGGCGTTATACTGACCAGTACAGCAACGTCCTGCGGTTGTACTTCAACCAGCTTGACAAGATTATTGGGCAACTAAAAGCTAACGTACCTGTAACGGTAGCTAACCTACCTAGTGCAGCGACCGCAGGGGTTGGGTCTAGGGCGTTCGTAACCGACTCTTCTGTGTCCACATTTGGCACTACGGTAGCTGCTGGCGGGTCAACTAAAGTGCCTGTGTACTCAGACGGTACTAACTGGAAAGTGGGTTAGTTATGGCAGCAGCAGAAAGTCTAGATCCCGATGCCGTAGAGCAAAGAGAAGCTGCTAAGGCGCAGAGGGCGGCGTATCTTGCTACGCCTGAAGGAATGCTTGCAACCAGAGCGCAGCAGCTTTCCGGTGACTACGGGTACACGACGCAAGTTAAACCCGAAAACGTCATGGCGATCCAAGGGATCATCGAGCAATTAGGCGGTAAAGAAAGCGGTCCTACTAACGCAATTGCTGCAACCCTTGTCGAACGCTATGGAATTACTAACCTTGGTCAGCTTGGTGTACGGCAGGTTCAGGGCGTTGAAACTCAGACCGTAGACAATTCTCAGTCGGGTGGCTCACAAGAGCAAGTTGAAGTACCTGTAACTCGGACCGAGTACTACAACAAAGTAAACAACCAAGTAATCCCACAGCAGTTTGCCGATTACGATGATGGCAAAGGCACGTACCACATAGGTTTTAACCCCGGGTCGGAAACTGGGGTTGGCTTTAAGCTAAATGAGTTCAGGCCACGTGCTGGCGGTTTCTTCAAAGAAGGAATCGGCGCAGCCATATTAAATCTTGCGTCTGTCATACCTAGCCCAATTCAGCCGTTTGCCGTTGCCGCCAAAGTTGGAATGGCAGTTGACGAAGGTAACTGGGGGAAAGTCGCACTTAATCTGTTGCCGTATGGCTTAGATGCCGCCGCTGCTGGCGCAGATGTAGTTGGATCGGACTGGGCTACGGCTGGGGCCGGGACGGGTATAGCTTCGCTTCCTGCCGATGTGGCTGCCGGATTATCTGCAACTAAAGCCGGTCAAGCAGTTTCTAATCTGTCGGGCCAAGCAGTTACTGGGTTAGCCGCTGATGTGGCGGGTGGCGCTGCGCTTGGTGCTATTAATGCTGCCTTAACTGATAAAGATATACCTAAGTTCGCTGCACTTGGCGGGTTTAGTGTCCTTGCTAATAACGCAGCACAAGCTGTTTACGAAGCAACCGGTAGCCGCACATACGCTGCCGCAGTTAATTCGACCCTGACTACTCTTGCTCAAACGGGTAGTTTTGAAAAAGCCCTGACTTCCGGTGGTGTAGCCGGAATTAGTACGCTGGTTAACGAGACGGTTGCGGCAGCTACCAGAAGTCCAGCCGCTGGGCAGATAGCTCAGATGGGCATTACATCAGCCCTTACAAACACCCCGCTTCAGACTGGCGATTTTGTTAATCTTGCCAAACAACTAACCTCCTCACCCGAGTTTAAGAAGGCAACAACAAACGCTCCCGCTACAACCACGGTTGCAAGCGGGAATGTCATGTTTGACAAGAACGGTGCAATCACCGGATATGAATCCGCACTTGCCGATGATAATTTAAACGACGCAGTTCAAACTGCGGCGGTAACCACAGGTACGGGCACGATAACGGATGCTGGTACAGGGACTACCTACGCTACGCTCCCAACTGTAACTGTAGAAGGTGGCGGTTGGTTTGATCGAGCCAAAGCCGCCCTTGAAGAAAACACCCCGGCAATTAGTAATAGTTCTGCGCTAGGGGTTGCCCGTGCGTTGTTCCTTAATGCTACTTCATCTTTGGTTAGCGACCTTTGGGGCGTAGCCACTTCGTTGGGTGGAGTGGACCGCAACGGAACCGTTAGCCAAGGCGTCAAAGCCTTCTCCGATTGGGCCGATACCTACGTTCCAAAAGACGTAGCCACTCAGGGCAAAGTTTTCTCGGATAAGTTTCAAAACGCTAAAACCTTTGGCGAGGCCGCATCCGCTCTTGGTAGTTGGGTAACCGATCAGCCATCACATCTTGCATTTACTGTTGCGTCTGAAGTTTTACAAGAAGTAGGTACGTTTGGTACGGCGGCTGGCGCTAAAGCATTTGCCAAACTATTAAAGGCTGCTCCTGCAATTGCGACCCGTCTCGGTACGACCGTTGACTTAGTAATGAATATTGGCGAAGCCGCCGGTGGCGCAGCCAATGACGCATACAGCAAATCGCTTAATGCGACTAAAGCAGATGTAGCTTCGGGCAAAATGACCCAAGCGCAAGCGGATGCACAAGCGCAACTTGCTTCGCAAAAAGCTGCCCTTGGAACTGGCGTCATCGTTGGCGGGATGATGGGAGTCCCCGGTGGTGTCACCGCTGTTAAAAACATGTTCGGAGCTACTACCGCTCCGGCTGAAACTATAGTCCGTGAAACTCTTGCTCGAAACATTGCGGCTTCGACGGGTCAAATCCTCAAAACCGGGGCCAAAGAAGCTGGGTCCGAAGGGATTGAAGCAGGGGGCACAAACGCTCTTATTCAAAAAATTCTCGATCCAAATAAGCCGCTTGACTACGTTGAGATTTTCAAAGCCGCTGGACAGGATGCAATGGTTGGCGCTAAAACCGCCGGTACTATGCAAGCCTTTGAATCGGCTGGAGCCAAGTCATTTGGTGCGTTGTCCGAAGGGTTGGATAAGGCTAAAGATTTTAGTAGTAACCTGACTTCGGCTATTCGTTCCGGCGGTGGGGCTAACTTAGCGAGAGATGCTGGTGCGCTTGCCGCTGCCTATGAGGATTTAGGGTACACCCCAGAAAACGCCGCAGCTATGGCAAAGGGGTTCATCTCTTCCGGCTCGGACCAAGCTGTACGTACAATGTTGGCCGACTCTGGCTTGAAGCCGGAGCAGATTGATGCAGTTGCGCCTACCGTTCTAGACACAATTAAGACGGGTGGTAAGGTCGAAGACGTTGCTGCTAAGGTCGGTGATACGCTAGTTAATGCCGGGGTCTTGGATGCAAAGGCAGTCCAGACGTTGTTCCCCGAGGCAAAGGACGCGCTCAAGTCGCTGGAAGATCGGATCAATCCGCTTGTTACTAGCGAAGCAGAAGCAAGGCAATTTTGGAAAGCTGCGGGTGTTGATAACCCCACGGCAACACAACTTGCCCAAACGATCAACATGCCGGAGGCTAATTCTCAGGCTGCTATTGCTGCGTTGTTAGCTTCTGCTAAACCGACTACGCCGACAACCACTACGC